CACCATATATAGTAAATCCTTTTGCAATAGAATCTTTTAATTCTTCTTTAATTTCCCCCCATAAATCATATCCATAAAAATCTTGTTTGTGTTGTGTTTCGTACTCGTTCTTGCAAACTTTTCTTGATCCATATACATAATCCCACTCAGTTTCTTGGATTTTAACACCTAATAATCTTAAGAATTTAGAAATGATATTTAGTTTTCTTTTTACTAAAACATTACTAACCCAAAAACTTGTTCCATGATATTTATATGTAATACTGATATTATCATCAGGATTTATTTTATGTATATTTTTTCTTAGGTTTTCCGTATCGGTATGCAAATGTACTTGACCATCAACTAGTCTAGATATTCTTGGTTTTTTCCCTTGCTTGTTTCCCTGTCCTGATTCTCCACGTGGCACAAAATATTTTTCCAACATTAATACACCTGCAATAGTATCAAATTCTGTATCTTTCTTTTCAGGGAATAAATCAATACTTAAAAATCCTTCTATTTCTGCAACTGGAACAATATAGCCCATTGACTTTTCTCCTCTTAACTTCATTGCACGAACTCTACCATTATCATCAAAGAATCCAGGTTTATTATCATCTTGTACTTTATTTAAATTGGTATGCCTAAATGAATTAGTATGAGATAAGAATTCTAAATTAATCTTACATTCAATAGGAAAGTAAATATACATGTCACCAACTTTAGCATCCAACCCAGTAATCACACTTTGAAAATCAACAGTAACAATCTGAAGTTTATCAGCATTTGGATGCTTAATTATTTTGTCTATCCTAATTATTTTTGCAAGATAGTTAGGATTTGCAGTTTTACTCGTTGATAACATACTTTTTTAATTAATGTTCCGAAGGCAGGGTTCGAACCTGCACTCTCTTGGTTCAAAGCCAAGTGACTTGCCAATTCGTCTACTTCGGATAATTTATAATATTGCGAGACAGGTAGGATTCGAACCCACGCACTTCCCGTTAACAGCGGGATGCTCTACCAACTGAGCTACCGTCTCAAAATGTCTGAAGGGCGAGACTCGAACTCGCAACCTCACGGATCCAAACCGCGTATGCAACCAATTGCACTTCCCTCAGTTTACGAAGCGATACGGGGAATTGAACCCCGATTTCCAGAATGAAACTCTGGTGTACTAACCATTATACTATACCGCCTTATTGCACGAAGTCTAGGAATCGAACCCAGGACTTAGATTTTGGAGACCTACGTGTTTCCAACTACACCAACTTCGCTACATCAATCTATTTAATAATACTTGCACCCCATCTACTGCTCTAACAATTTCATATATATGCCCAAGTTTTTCAATGTTTTTCTGGAATTCAATTTGATTTTCGTTTTGTTTTCCTGTTTTTGTTTTTACTTCTAAATGTAAAATTCTTCCGTTATTTAGAAAAACATAAAAATCTGGACTTCCTTTCTTTCCATATCTGATAAAACTTCCTTTGATACTATATGCACCACTATTATTTTTTTGATATATTATCTTTTTTTGATTTTCAAGTAGCCGTAGATAACACTCTATTGCTGTTTGAATCTGACTCTCTTTCTCGCTCATTTTTCTTTTTCTGGTAATATTTTCTTGATGCTTCCTTTTGTACAGCTTTTCCACGTTCAGTTTTATAGTACTTTTGTTGGTACTTTTTATACGTTTCTTTTTTACGTCTTTTTACTGTTTCGTACTTATATATTCTGTGATCTCTACCATAGCATTCCTGACTACAATATGTTAACGATGCAGTTGATGAATCTGATATCTTCCAAAATAATTCACCGCATGTCTTACACAATTTAAATTTTTTTACTTTGTTTTTTATCCTATATTCCTTTACTAAATATTTTTTTATTATTTTTAATTGAATTATTTCATAATCTTCTAATCCATGATTTATTATTTGTTCTATTCGGGCTCCAGTTAAATTATATTCCATACCTAACTCCCTCATAGTCTTAGCAGTTGTTGAATATTCCTCCTTTATTCTCTGATTTCTCTCCATATTTATTTGTTAAGTATTTCTTTAATTGCCTCCAATTTTTCTTTGGAAAATTTCTTTCTAAATACTTCAGTTCGACCCGTTGAAGTGAAAGATACTGTACATATTCCATTGTTTCTTTACAATTATGTACAGAGTCTTTGTCTCCAAACCAATTATGTTTTTTATACCATATTGGCATAATACACCATTCTTCTTGTATAGCACCTTTACCATACATCCAAGCATGGTGCCAATCTATTTTATATCCATCAATTACTTTTTTACCTGTTAAACAGCAAATTTGATAATATAGGTTATCTGCTAATTCTTTTCTTAATTTCAGTGGTATCATTTATTTATCAATATCTTTAATGCTTTTTCATATCTGTCTATCATTGACTGTGGTTGTATGCATAGAGTGTCAGATAAATTATCTACTAGGTCATGTATTTTTACCTCTATTGCTATTTCATCTTTACTAAGTCTTTTTATATAGCTAAAATACTTTTCATCTTTTCTTTTAGTTAATGCATCCAATGTCTTAATTATTTTATCAGGAAAATGTTTATTTAGATCTTCCAAAGTAACATCAGTATCTTCAGCCACGTCATGTAGTATAGATATAGTCTTTCGCATATCATCTATAAAACACGTGCTTATTCGTATTGGGTGTACTATATATGGAACACTACTATCCCGTCTAGTTTGACCTTTATGTGCGTTATATGCAATTTGTAGTGCTTGTTTATACATATATTAATACTTATTACTACCCACTATTATTAATGGGTAGAATATAAATACTTATGCGTACCATATAACGAAACCTGCAATTATTGTCACTATAGCAATGACTGTATATCCTGTGACTGTGTTTATTTTCATATTATTTATTTAAGTTGATAAATGGCATTGTACTTCCAGGAACAAAAGTTATTGGTAATTGACCATTCCATTTCTCAACTGCTTTTAGATTAACATATTCTTTACCGCCTTGTTGGTTGATAGCCTCTGCTTTAATCTTAACGGCTCTAGCTTCGGCCTCAGCGGTAGTAATTAATTGCTGTGCTTCAAACTCAACTTGTGCTAATTTGTTTTGTGCTGTTAGTGCGTCTTGCTCTGCTTTAACCTTTGCTTCAATTGATTTGTTAAATTCCTGTGAAAAATCAAAATCTGTAATAAAGATATCATCTAATATAATACCATTCTTTTCAAGATTGAGAGTAAGTGAATCTCGTAGATTTGTTTTTACTTCTTCCCGTTTTGTAATAAGTTCCTCTGCTGTATATTGAGCAGTTGTTTTCTTTACAAATTCCTGAATAGCAGGTTCAATTACTCTATCGCTATATTTCTTACCAACTTCTTGATAAAGTTTATTCACCTTGGTTGGATCTAGATGATAGTTGATCGCCACTTTAGATGTCACTAGCTGTAAATCCTTTGATGATGCTGACACTTTTTTTTCTTCTTTCAGTGTTCGCACATCCATTTTTTTAACTTTCTCCTTTATTGGGAAAATCCAATGGATTCCCTCATCTAGGATTTCATCTTGTACTGCTCCTAGTTCTAATACAACACCACGTTCACCTGCGTCAATCATAACTAGTGGATTGACAACTAGGAAAACAATTAGTGCAACTACACCAATTATTGTTGCGATAATTCTTTTCATACATCTTTTTTTCCGCCAGTAATTTGCTTATACACAAAATATCCAGCTAGAAATATTATTATTAGTAAACTTATTTCAAATAAAATTCTCATATTATTCTATTTTATATTTTTTAAAACCTTCACCTTTTAACATTATTTTTGGGATTATATATTGATATGGATAAATAAGTATGGACATAAACATATCAACCATATCTGGTTCAGTTGTACTCCACGCTAACTTTTCAAAGTTGTATGCATACTTGATTGGGTGATGTACTAGTCCAAACTTCTTTTTAAACTTAACCACGTTTTCTATATCGAGTAATGTAAACGTCAACCCAGAAATTAACAGAATTGTAATAAATACTCCTAGTATTACTAGTATTATCATATTATTTACATTTAGTATCACAAAAGTTCCATGCAGTTGTTTTGCGACAATTTATTAAACATTCATTATCAATACCCTCAACTTGAGGTTCATCTATTTCTGGGGTTTTAGCTGTTTCCTCTTTGTCATCTGAATACGATTTTGCTTCATCTACTGTCATATTAATTTCCTCACATATGTTAATATTACCATCTGAGCATTGTACTATTTGTTCTGCTTTGCTCCATGCACAATAAAACGTGAAAATTAAAAGTGCTGAAAAAATGATTGATAGTAACCCATTTAATGTAAATCCTTTATTGTTCATACTTTTATTAATTTATTATTTATCTAATGCTTCTAAAAATAATTTAGTCCATAGATTTGTTACATTATAATCAAAACTAGTCCATTCTTCCCATATATCTTCATACTGATTTACAAATAAATTATGTTTCTCGTCTATCCTTAATCTTATAGAGAATTTTTCATCATCCCTCCATGTTAATGTTACATCTACTTCTATTTCTTCCTCAGTGGTATAGTTTTCATCTATTTCAAATTCTAAATCTAATGCTCCAAAATTCTCTAAATCAGTTGCTGAATCAAATTCTTCTTTTAAATGAGTAAATAATTCTGCTTTTTTTTCTGTTTTCATACTATTTCAATAAATTAATTATTGTATCTATTTCTAGTTCTTCAATTGATAGATTAATATCACACTCTTCAACATCATCAACTATTTCTGCACCTGAATCAATTAATATGTCTTTTAGATTTATACCATTTTTATATGATTGTTTTAGATATTCTATAGTATGTTCAGTATATTCAGTATTCGCAGATGTTCTTGATTTACCTAACCCTGTTTCAGTGAAATAAAATCTACACTCATCTGGCGCGGATATCAATAAACCTAATGTCTTTTGGTCTATACCCATTTTTGTATCAACTGTCGTAATTACATTATTTGGGTCAAGCATATAATTCTCATTGATACTACCAGCTTTATGTTTTGCAATAACTATACTAAATGGAACTTCTTCGTTGCGTGTATAGTTATTAACCATTAATAGGTTTGTCTCGTTTTTTTGTTTCTTAACATAATATAATTCTGTTGCTCCTTTTGGTCTTGGTGCATCTGTTATATCCCCAGAAAATAATATACTTCTGTCTTCATTTCTATATCTTGAATCCCACCCTAATTTTCCATCAATTGAAAGCAAAGATAAATCTAAATCAACTCTACTATTATACTCAGAATTAACTTTAAGATTACACCAGTGAATACCCAATACCATGTCTGAATCAACTGTTACATAGCTACCAGATGGGATACACCCAATAAATTGTTTTTCAGTTGCTGGTAAAGTATAGGTTATATTATCAGGAATAAATATTTTCTTTCCTTCTATATTCTTGCGAACATCTTCACAAATTGATTTTTCAATAATATGAAATATTTTTTTAGCTAATTTCTTATTTTCAAAATTGAATTCTTTTGCATAGCCTTTACCATTTCGTACTCTGTATAGAATAGATTTTGTATTATTCATTCTATATTTCAGTGCGTAGGCTAATCTAATTTTTCTAAAAATATTTACTCTATCCAATTCTTCTGCTAGTTTGTTTTCATCTATTACTTCATTATTCTTAATTAATCCAGTAATTGTATTTAGATAATCTTCAGCCATTGGTTTATGGTGTAGTGTGGCTTGCCGTCTTATATCATTGATAATTACTTTAGATTTTTTATTAGTTCTGAATGCTAGAAATAATGGTTTAAATCTATAAAATATTTCAGCCAATGGACTAGTCCCATTAACACTAATATATTTGTCAAATAATTTACTTGATGGGTTACTTTCTTTGATAGTTGAAATAAGATTTCTGTTTTTAATCAAAAGTGTTTGTTCTGTTGCACAATAAATAGCATAACGTAAAAACTCAACTGCATTTTCTGGAACAATACTCAGTTTTCTATATAAAGAAATTTTAACTTCTTTATTTTTAATTTCGTGTACTTCTTTTTCTTCTATTCCTACAAAATCAATAATTTCTAAAATATCCTTAACTGTATCTTCTTTTAGTGCTATACCTGTTCCTACTAGCTCAAGTACTTTTTCTTTTAGCTCATCTTTGGTAATTCCTCTAATAACTACTAATTTGATATCTTCTTTTAGTTCTGGAATTTCTAGTTTTTCATTTGGGATATATACAGATTCTTCACTATATATTCCCATTGCTTCAAAACCATAGGTTGTAAAATAATGAATAAGTTGCTCCATCACTAATTGTTCTATACTTGCTTCTTTTATTTTTTTCCATGATTTATGGAAAGTGTTGTTTAGTTGTTCAGGCGTAAGTCCGATAACTAATTTCAAAAGTTCTTCTTCTGAGTAGTTATAAATTACTTCAGGTGAAAATATAAATCCACGTTTTATGGTTTCATTCATTAATTTTTCACTTGCTTTTTTTGTTCTTTTTGACTCTATTACAAGAGCTTTAAAAAGTTTGATTGTGCTCATATGTTTTTTAGCGGATAGTAATTATGTTTTGGCACTGGGCCTCAGCCCAGTAATTATAGTTAATAGGAACTATCTATGCTATTAAAAATTATGTTTATTATGTAAACGAGGAAAAGGTTGGACTCGAACCAACGACCTCCGGCCTTAAAAATGCATTCATAGGAACTTCATTTGCCAAAAGCGAAAAGTATAATACGGCGCTCTACCAACTGAGCTACTTTCCCAATGGACGGCGAGCAGTAAAGTAAATTCCATTATTTTTTAATAGGAACTGCTTATGCCATCCGTAGTTATCAATCTCCTAACTAAATTAGTTAGGAGTCTTGTCTAGAAAGGAGTTGACGTTTATGATCCCGATATATAATCAGGAGATTAATAACTACTTTTTTAATGTTCTATTTATATTATATAGTATATTTTAAAAAATGTCAATAGCATTAAAACAATTGATTTTGTTGACTTTTCTTAGACCTTACTTTTTTCTCTGAAAATATATTCCATTCAAACTCAAATGTATTTTTTAAAATTCTATTGAGTAATGAGAATATTTTATTGTTCCAATAGTATGTTCTATCAAATTCTCCTGTATAATCTTCTTCTAAAATTACTTCTTTTGCATCATTATTGGTTACTATATATTCTATTTGGTTTGATTGCATTTCGCCATATTTTTCAATAATTTTTTTAGCCGCTCGTACATGTGGTAAATCACTTTCATATTTTTCAACTGGTTTACTTAATCTCATTCGAATAATTAAATCTTTACTTTCAATTTCACTATTTAAAACTATTTCTTTTTTCTGTTTCATAAATTCAATACACTCATCAATATTATAATTTTCATATAATATATTTCGTATTATCTCTTCTTGAAACTTAGCTCCAATTTTTACTGTGTTACTTTTTAGAAGTTCAAGCCCTTTAGTTTGTAGCTTATCAACTTTCTTACCTTCAACATCGCACACTCTAGCACTATAATTCTTTTTATCTACTAGTATCATTTTAGCATATTTTTTCTCATACTCCAGTACTATATGGTTATCAGTTATTCCATATTTAGTTCTTAACTCTTGGGCTAGTTTGTCATGAAACAATTTCAAGTATATATGTTTATCTTTTTGTAGTTTATTATCTTTATCTTTACAAAAAACAGAATCAGTATCACCATAAATTATTTCGAAACCATGTTTTTCAAAAAAGGCTTTAGTATAGTTTATACACCATTGCCCGAATTTTGTTATACTTTCAGCAACTTCGACTGAATAATATCTACTTCTTTTTTGTCCTAAAATACCATAAATTGAATTAGCAACATATTTACAAATTCTTTCGTTACTTGCAACTGTTTCATATTCAGGAGTACCATCTTGTCCACTATTCGCCATGTCCTTTCGTTGCTTTTTATATTTAGCACGTTTACCAAGTAGTCCTTGAACTGTTAATTTTATAGAACTATCTTTTTTAGATGTAAATTTAACTCCTGTTCCTGGATTTGTTATATCTCCATTTAAATCCACTGCATCAAATCCAATATTACCTGTAAGAATTAAACTTGGATATAGACTTTTGAAATCAAATATAAATACATTATTATGTATACCTCGTACTGGTTCTAGTACAATCGCCCCAACATATTTAGATCCATCATCTACTACTTTATCTGGTTTAGTTGGACAGTACACCATTCTGTCGTGTGCTTCACGCAATATATAGTTATCAAGTAGTTCTGAAATATAAAATCTATTTATAAAAGTGTGACACCACATGCATTGATTAATCATTAGTTTCAAACATCCAGTTTTATCATCTAAATCTTTCAGTAATTGACAATCCTCCAAATTATATTTTTTTAATGTTGGTTTATCGTTATTATACAAGTCAATTATTTTTCCGTCATATTTTACTTTACCTCTACCTAAAAAATATTGCGAAATAAACTCTAGTGAAAACTTATAAACATTTGGTTCTTCTTTAAACATTTCCATGAACCGGTACATCATATCAGCATGAGCAACATCATTCCAAACATACTTGCGTATTTTATGAAATTTACATCTTGCCTTAATATATGGAACATCAAAATTAGTTCCATTCCATGATACTAAAACATCATATTTTTCAAATAGTTCTAATGATTTAGTTAATATTGTTTTTTCATTTGTGCTTGTTATAAAAAATTGTTTTCCTTCTTGGTCAACTCCAGCAATAGAAAGTATTTTATCACGCCCTATTTCTATTTTTCTGTTAGTGTCATCTGTTTCAATATCAAAATAAAGTAATTTATAATTTTCATCTATTTCAATTTTATTATCTAGGCAATATCTACGGTCTGAACTTAAATCTCCTTCATAATGTTTAATTCCTATTTTATCTAGGAATTTAATTAAATGCTTTCGACCATCATCATGATAAAAGTTATTTAAATTATCAGCGTACAGTCTTACATATTCTTTTCCTATTTCCCATTGAGTAACAATTCCTGCTTTTAATAGTTTATCTACAATTTCTTTACTGAAATCTTCTTTATTAATAAGTAAATACCATTGGAAATTAGGAATAACCTTTCTTTTCTTTTCACTATTTTCTCTGTAAACTAGTATAACATCTTTATTATTTGTGTATGAGTTTATATATTTCATAATTTATCAAACCATTGTTTTTTTATTCTTTCTGATATTTTAGCTACCATCAATGGTGGTACAGACATACCACATATATAAATTGGTTGTAATTTACCATGTTTATAATCTAATGGAAATGAACTTGCTTTTAATATTTCATTTGTGAATAAATGTCGTTCAACCTCATAATGCGTATAATCATTACTACCTGCACGTAATGTTGGAATTGGATAATTTGGTGATAATTTAAAATAAGTAAATCCATTCCCTTTTGGATGAACATCTGCCACACTTCTGCCCGGTTTAATTTTCTTCCAATATTTTAAATAACCAGGGATTATTCCATATGCATTCTTATTCCCATTTTTTTCTTCAATTTCTCTGTATGGTATTTCTTTTTCATTAAAGTTTAAATCTAAATATGGCATTTTTGATATTAGATTTTGTCTTCTACCAGGTATATTATTTACTAGATCTTTTCGTATACCAATAAAAAATACCCGTTGTCTTTTTTGTGGAACCCCCATTTTAGATGAGTTAAGTAACCATACGTTTAGTTCATATCCTGCTTTTTCGAAGTCTTTTATTATTCTTTGGGTATATTTTATTGCATTGCCAAGTAATATGCCTTTTACATTTTCTGCTATTACTACTTTTGGTTGTAATTTTTTAGTCAAATCTATAAAATCAAAAAACAATGTGTCTAATACCTGATTTTTCTGTCCTTCCCTAAACTTTTTTTCTTTCCCCAGTCTTTCTCACGATTTCCTGCCATACTAAAATTAGAACAAGGGGGTGACCCATCCAATATATCTAAGTCATATAGCTCTTTAGGCAAGTCTTCCCTATTTTTAAAGTCTTGTATTCCTTCACAATATAAATACTTAGGATTAAAATTTTCTTTATATACATCAATTAGTTTTTTATCTATTTCATTAATGCCAATAACATCATATCCTGCAAGTTTATATCCCATACTAGATCCTCCTCCACAGGCAAAACAACTGAATACTTTTAATCCATTTTTTTCTACATTAGCTAAATCAGTTAAATTCCATTTATAATTCATTTGAGTGTGTGTTAATTATAATATTTTATATATTTATGTTCTTTAAGTAAACATTTCTTTTTACTTCGCTTATCAATGAACTTTATATACCTAAATTGTCTTAATTTTTCACTAACAGCACGTTCTTTATTTTTTTGTAGAAAAAAAGCAGATTTACTTAAATTAGGGTTTCTTGTCATTAAACTATTATGATATACTTCATCATCTAATTTCCAAAAAATTGATGTGTGCTCCCCGTAATAATCAAAGCTACATTCCTGATATACTATTCCAAAACAACCACATCTCTCGTCTGCAAATGATTGTATCCATTTTATTTTTCTATACTTACTTTTTATAAATTTTATAGAATAACTTATAGCTCTACTTTCTGGAAATATGCAGTCATTATCTTCAATCCACATCCTGTTTAATTCAAGATATTCATCTATTTTAGTATCTAAAACTACAGAAGAACATGATGCTGGATTCATTGCGTATCCATACTGTAGTATTCCTACTAAATTATTATTATAAAAAACACCTAAATGTATATATGATGCATTATAGAATTTTTTAGAATAATGATTTTTTTTTATTATATTATTTGCAATATTTCTATCAACTTCCTTTATAAAAAATAATTCATCACCAAAACCAGTAACTTCTTTTTTGCCAAATAAAACATTTTGTTCACTATAAATATAATCTTTTAACATTTATTTCATTGATGCCAATACATAAATATAATCAGGTTCATCTGAATCTATTAACATACTGTTTTCACTTATTTTTAATTCAATATTTTCAGTTGTAAAATTTTTAATACCATCTAATAAATAATCACAATCAAATGAAATCTCACAATCAATTTCATTTTCTATTTCTATGTTATTTTCACACTTACCATATTTACCAGACTCAGTAGTTATATTCAGATTATTTTTTGTAAATGACATTGTTATTCTAGGACTGTTATCTAAAAATACTTGATTTAACTCAATATATTTAATCAATTCATTTCTGTTTACATCCACATCAATTTTGAAGTTTGTTGGTACTATTTGGTTATAGTCCGGATAGTGTCCTTCAACTGTTTTTGACATTAGTTTCACATTTTCAGTTTCAAACACTAAAGTTCCATCTTTTTGACCAATGAAATATTCTTTTTTTATTATATCCGTGATTCTTATTATCTCGTCAACTGTTTTTCGTGGAACTATAAAATCCAATCCACAATTCTTTGCTATTACAAGTCTGTAACTATCGGTAGCAACAAAGTTTTCTCCAAAATATACACTTTCCATTTCATGTCTTATAGCTGAAACAGCAGAAGCATACACTACTCTTTTTAGTATTTCACTATATTCTATTCCTTTCATTTTTTCACAATCTATATCAATAACTTCAACTGCATCTTTAGTGATATTCAATTTGCTTTTATTATTTTCACTTTCGATTATTAGTTTATTATCTTTGCATTTAAACTCAATTGTTTCATCAGTAAATTTACTAAAAAAATTATTAATCAAAAAATAATTTATAGTAATTTCTCCTTGTTCTTCTACGTCTGCACTACAATTAGTAGTAATAAACATGCTTTCATTTTTACCAGTTATTTCTAGCTTATCTGTTGCTTTTATTTTAATGAACTCGAATTGTTCAATTACTGGATTTTTCTTTATTATCCCACTCATTAATTTTAGAGAAAATAATAACTCATTTTTATTTACTTTAAATTTCATACTCTTTTATTTAGTTCCTTAATTATTTCTATTAAAAGTTTGTTACCAAATGCAGTCTCTGGACTGTATTCGGCCTCGAATAAAGAAGTTAATCCTTTAACCGTTAACCGTTAATGTGCTTAAATCCATAAATTTTTTGTTATATATCTATTTTAAATTTCTCAATTAACCTACCTGAATTCATATTACATAAAATAGTAGGTGTTATTCCATTCAATCTATTTTTTCCTAGCATGATGTGAGTATCTGATCCAACATACATCGTTTCAGACTGTTCTGAATCTTGCCAGTTTTTTGAAAGTACTCGCTGGATTAAAAATGCTGTATCTGCTTCCTGCTCAATCCCTGAACTACCTTTAATATCCTTCAATGTTGGTTTATCAGTTTTTCTTAAATGAACCAAAAGCAAAACAACTATTCCTCGACTAATCGCAATCATTTTTAAATTTCTACAAATACTTGTTAAATATGCATCTTGATTTGAACTTACATAATCACCATACTTTTTTTCTTCTGGTAATAAATATCCAAGATGATCAACGATTACTATTTTAGTATTATATTTTTCAATTGCTTCATCTATTTTTTTATTAAGCCAGCTTATTTTTCCTGAAATATTTCGATAAGGCGCAAAAATCAAATGTTCTTTTGATACACCCATTTCAATAAATTTATCCCATAATTCAGAAACCATTACCTCATAGCTAAAAAATAATACTGGATGTTTTTGTTCTGCTAAATTATACGTCAATGTCTGTGCAAATAATGTTTTTCCATTTCCAGTTTGTCCAGTTAAAACTATTAAATCCCCTTCCTTAAACCCTCCACGCAATACCTCATCAAATTTATCAAAGCCGGTTGAATATTTTGGTTTATCATCCGTACGCTGAGCACTTGCGATATCACATAAAGGCATTATATCATCCTTCTTCAGTTCTTCCATTATTTTTTCCGTTTCCGGGTCCTTTGGTTTTTCTGGTGCTGATATTTTTGTTGGATTTAATTTTTCGGCTTGGCATATTGCATTAAAAATACTTCTCATTTCTTTTTCAGAAAGTGGCGGAGTATTCTGGTTGTTAGCCTTTTGAATAATTGGCCATGCTATATTATCCCAATCCAAAGGATGAACACGAGGAACAACAGATCCAACATATTTCAGCATAGCATCATTTCGTCCACCATCTTTAACTCCATCATATTCTGGAATCGTATAATCCATTTTCTGTTTCTCAATCTTTTTCGTTTTTTTAAAGTGCTCATTAGGAAAATTATCTACTTCTGAATCAGTTAACCATTGATAACTTCCTTTAGTTGATACGCTAGGAGCTACTACAACATATCCACCATCGTTTCTAATATCAGTGAGTTCTTTGACTCTAGCATTATTTCCTATTCCTTCTTCATATCTATAAAAAAAGTGATAACCATCTCCTCCAGTTTTTGCAGTAAGTGTTGGGGGTAAATAATCTATTATTCCTCCTTTTTCAACATCCACAACTGTTATATTTGAAATCTTACCAGTTACTATTCCAACTTCATGGTCATTCGTTTCAAACCATTTAATTAAATCATTTTCAGTGGCAAGTTCAGTTTGATATTTTTTCCAAGACAGAACTGGTATTTTATTCTTGCCAACTGGAATAACTGATAACCCTGCTTTTAAATATCGCTTAGCAAATTTTAATTTTTTATTTTCCATTTTTTTGGATTAAGTGAAGAATACATTCGCATGGTACACTTTTCATATACGCACCTATTTTTTTAGTGATAAATCCATCAGTACATTTCTCACATTTAGCACTAATACTCTTTATTTCCTCATAAATATCAGCTTTTTCCTGGATATTAAAGTTCTTATTTCGTTTACCATAAATTATAACTTTTCCTAAACTGTTTTTTAATTGAATTGGTGTGCTAATAATTGGAGCAAACTTATCTGTCTGGATATCTAAACTATATTTAACAAGTTTTTTAGTTTTCAAAAGTCCATACTTATCAAGCAAATATCCTACTGCATTACGCTGAGGTGTTTTATTATACCCTAAAGTTGGATTTATTTCAGTAAATAAAGTTAAGATGGTATTTACTTCTTTACCATTATCCACAGACAAAACTTGTTTTGGTTGTATAATATTATTAACTATATCTTTCTTACTAATATCTTTCTTACTAAGGGTAGGGGGTTTTCCCATCACTTGAATTCCCGTTGACGTGTTTTCCGTGGATGGATTTTCAATTATTGGATTTTCAAGTAAACTGTAATCATACCCATTATATTTACCATCTTTTTTAATTGATGTTCTTTTTAAATAACCAAGTTCCTCAAGTTCTTTTACTGCTCCACGTATTGACTCGCTTCCTTCTTTTAATTGAGCTGAGATTCGTTCTATGGAAAATTTCCACTCTTCTGGTTTAGATTGTAGATAGGCAAATAATCCCTTTGCTTTTAATGATACTGTAGTTTCATTTAGTAAATTATTTGGTATGATTCCGTATTTATTTTTGATTTTTAATTTACTCATAATTTTGTATATAAAAAATCACAATTTAAAAATCATATATTAGAACAGCTTGTCATTGTTTGGACCGTCCAACAAACCAAATAGTTTGTCTAATATACGAATTTTAAATTGTGATTTGATGACAAGCATTGTTTTTTATTTATGTTTTAATTATACTGCATCCAGACTATAAATACAATAGCTAAATAATTGCATAAAACAGAGTAAATTTCGATTCTAAGCGTTTTAAATTTGTATTCTATACATTTACCCATCTACTGGATATAAATCGCAAATTACCCTGTTTTTTTAAGAATTAAGCTATAGTGAGAAGTTGGTTAATATGCCCATGTAGTGTATCCAGAAGTAAGAGCTTTTATTATTTCAATCTCTTCATCATTGTATCCAAGTTGTTCGCCCTCTATTGATATTATTTTATCTTTGAAGTCGGAGTAAATAACTTGCCAATCACCAATGACTGCTTTGTTATTTCTAGCATTTGAAATTTTAGACTTAGGTTGTTTTCTCCAATCAATTTGGTCTATTGGATATTTATATAGAAATTCTGATTCAGGTTCTACATCTGGCAAGATATATTTTTCATTTATTTCTGCATATCGTGCATATACATCAGTATATAAATCAAATTTTTGACTACCACAAATAAATTCAGAACCATTTCTAATTAATGTAAATTGGTAAATATCTTTGATTATTAAGTCACGTAAAAAGTGAACTTGAAATAAAATACCTTTAGTTACTCCTAAGAAATCCATATACTGTGCCAGCTGTTTTAGGTGTGCTAGTTTAGGCATTCCCAGTTCTAATTCCTTTTCTGCATACATCCCATAGCTTGTTTTTATTTCAACTGGCAATTGAAGTCCCTCATCTTTGATTATAGCGTCCATGTAACCAGAGACTCTAACACCATTTCTAGTCATATCAACTCTATGTTGACTTGGGTGTTCTAGCCATTTACCATCTCTATTTGTGTATGGAGCAGGAGGAACTAAGATTCCCATTTCATCAAAAATTTGCACAACAGCTTCCTCTAGTTTTGTTCGCATACCTAATGCAAACTGAGTCTCAACTGTCATTGGGTTAGTTTCTACTGTTCCTTTAAATCTATGATATATATCAAATTGATTTACTTCAGATTCAGTACACCAAAAAGAATTCTTTTTTCCACGATGTTTATCCCTTTCTTTTAATAGATGTTGTTTTACTTGTGTTTTTAAAAATGACATGGGCTTTTTATTAATAAATAAGAAATTACTGCCCCCAAAATAGAGGCAGAGGTTTGCTATTTATTATTTTTAAGCCTTGTCATTCTAGCTGATACTGAACTTGGTGTTCTACTCAAGTCTTTGCCAATATCAGTTACTCCAAACCCAGCATCTTTTAAATCTGATAATGTTTCATCTTCTTTTTTACTCCACGCCTTTCGTGTGTGCCCAGTCATTTTTCGTTTTCGTGTTGTCTCTGGACGATTCAATAAGATATCCATAACCTTATTTTTTTTGTCATTATTTGTGACCTCAATACTGAGACCATTTGTTGTGATTTTCATACTTTTTTTATTACTTTTTTATTAAATATTAATCATCATTTAATCCAGCACGCTTCTTGCACGCCAAATGAAATTCCCTAACATCTTCACGAAAATGTTTAATTAGTTTATACTCTCTATATTCCGGAGTTATCCTTGCACGTTCCTCTGCTTCCGCACGCGAACAATGATACTTGTCTATTATATCTGTCAATCGTTTCCTATATCCTTGTTCACAATATATCTCATATTGACTAAACCAACTCATCAATGCAATTATCTCAATTGAATAATCCGCCCATTTATCTCGGTTGACTTCTATATTTTTAATTCGCTCACGTCTTACATTATGCATTGTTACCTTTGCACTTCGTATAGCTAATTCACAATCCTCTTTCCATTGGTCAAATTTTTCCTTTTCTTTACCATTTAATTCCTCATATAACTTATCAGTGGTTGGTGGATTGATATCACTTGTTTTAGCACCAGAACGTTTATTATATTTTTCTACAATAGGATTAGAATTTTTCTTATCCTCTTCTTTAAGCTCATCTAAATATACATGGAGTAGTTTAACGTCTTTTTCTTTTAGCTTTCCTTCTGACTGTATTTCATTTAGAAGTTTAGCAAGTTTTGAATCAAAATATGCCTTACGAATATATTCTTTTGTTTTACCGCAGATTAATTTTTCCATATTAGAAAGGTATGTTTTCTATGTTAATTTCACCTTCTGCTTCTTCTACTTTTACTGCATTCGGCTCATTAATTGCCTTATCTAGTTCATTAGTTGCGACTGCTGGTTTTGCTATAAGAGCTTTAATTTGTGCTTCTAGCACTGACACTCTTTTTTCTAATTCTCCAGTTGAATTAGGTTTTTGTGCCGTTTCAAATCTTAACTGTTCTTTTTCTTGATACATTTGTTTAGATAACAAAACATTAACGTTATCATTTTCATTCCATCCATCTGTAATACTGTTACCCCAACCATTAATCCATATTCCTTCACCTTTTGGATCTTTAACTTCCTTTGTTACTATACCAATTACTTGGTAATCTTTACCTTCTTTGTTTGTTTTGTTTTGTCGTGCAATTTTAACAATGGTTAAGGTACACTTTTGTTTTTCACTCATAATGTTTAAATTTAGTTATTATTTTATTATAATATATTTTTAAAAATAAATAAAGAGCTAAATTATTTAATATAATTGTTCTCTCTAAGTAATTCCACACAATAGTTTATTTCAGTCTGGGGTACTGATGCTGATACTGTGGAGGCTTCTATGGACTTAACACCAACGTATGAGTGTATTATTAAGCCTATTAGTGGTACTGTTGCGATTAGTAATATTTCTTTTATTGAGTACATATAGATTAATTATTAAACTCCTTTATTTTCTTCTCATATTCTTTTTGACCAACTTCAATGTTACAGATAGCATATTTTAAATTGTTTGCACTTTTACATCCGTAGCAATTAGAGCAATCATAGCAATTAGAGCACCTATAGCAATCAAAGCAATCAGAGCAATTATAGCAATCAGAGCACCTATAGCAATCAGAGCAACCAGAGCAATTAGGGCACCTATAGCAATTAGAGCAATCAGAGCAATCAGAGCAACCAGAGCAATTAGAGCAACCAGAGCAATCAGAGCAATAACGATTAACTGTATTTTTTAGAGTGTCTATCGACTGCTTATATTCGATTATTTCTTTTTTAGTCATTTTTAATATTTCTTTTTTAGTTTTCATATTCTTTTAGTTTATTATTAATTATGTTTAAAGCTCTTTCTGCGTCTGCTCTTTGGGTGGGGTCGCTTAGTCTTGTTACTTGTAGAGTTTTAGCCATTAGCCAGCCTCCTTTTGATATAGGGGGTTTGTTTAGTTTCATAGGAATTTAGCTAGGTATTTAATAGGGTCTTCTTCTAGTACCATTTCTTGGATACTATACGCCCATTTAGGCATTGCTCCTGCTGTTTGATTTCTTTAACAAAACCTCCTCAGTACCTTGCCATTGTATCTACTACGTTCATTTGTTCTTCATTCATGATATCAAAATTAATAAATTAATGTGTGGAGAGACCAGGAGTTGAACCTAATCTTATGGTTTTTCAAACCATCGTGCAAAACCACTTACACCATCTCTCCGAAAAGTGAGAGGTTTTGAATAGCTCTCTCTTACTATAGATATAATCACCTCCTAAGCGTTTATGTTAAACATTACTTGTCGCATACGTCCTCCTCTGTTATTGTGGAAAACCTAGCTTTATTAATTAGTTCTACCTTTCTTTTTTTTGGTAAATCTTTCCACCATTCTTTTGTTCGTTCTACTGCTCTGCTCCCTGTCCAAAACCATTCAAGATTAAACTTAGCATCTTTGATTTTGATTTCTAGCCTTTTAGTTCGCTTAGCCATACAAATCCTCAGTGTTTACTTTAAAAAATCTTGCTTTTTTGATAAGTGATGTTTTTGTTTCGTCTTGTAATTCTTCCCACCATTCTTCTAACTTTTATTTTGGATTACTGTTTCTACAATCTATCTCTAGGTTAAGTTTTTTATACTTGATAAGTTAGATTGCTTCTTTTTCAGTTAATGGTTGTTCTCGCATGGTTGAACTCCTATTGCTTTATAAATATTTTTTCTAATTTCTTTTCGTTTTTTATTTTCTTCTGTTTCACGAATGATAGTGTCCCTCATGGATTTTCGGTCTATCATATTACTAGCTAGATAAACTAAAGATGAGTCTTTTCCACGCATTATTTTGCGATATGCTTGTCTGTGCTTTTCTTTGTTTTCCATGATACACCTTGAAGTGATTAATTTGTAATGAACTATTATTTACTATATTCTATAGAGGATAGAAACGACTTCAGTGAATCACGAATTCACAGTACCAATATAAATAGTTGTTTGTCGCTAACGGTCTATTCCGCCACTCTATAGAATGTAATAAACAAATAAATCTCTTAACATAACCAATTATCCGGTCATCATATAATGAAAAGGAGGTTAACACTATAGTCATCTCGAAATAATTAGTTATGTTAAATTATTTAATTGATTTTTATTACAATTAACTATTAAATCATAACACTCTGAACATAATTTTATATCGTCATTAAATTCAGGTGTTATTAATTCGTCTTCTTTAAATTCTTCCTCACATTGAAAACATTTCATACTTTTATATATTTTTTTAAATAATGTTGACTTTTACATGTTAAATGTCTTATCTGCCATCCTCCTCTACCATTTCGTTCAATATACCCATTTTTCTTTTTAACTGGTTTTTTACATACATAACACGTTCCAGGATACTCATTTCTCATGTTTTTATTAGTTCATTTGCCTGTTTCTCTAAACTATCAATATTAAGATTATCAAAACTATCTAAAGTTTTAGCTTGTTCTAGTAGGTGTTTAATTCCTCTTTCATACATATGATTTAAACTTTCCTCTATTATGTTTTTTTTGTTTGACATATTTTTATTATTAATTAAAAAGGTAGAACACTCTCTTCCTCATTCTCTTTTGTTACATTATCTCGTCTTTCTTGTTCCTGTTTTAACTTCTTAAATCCAGCTTTCATACCCACTTGAAGCACATATAAAATATTAGTCCATCTTTCTTCGTATTCTGCGGTTCCGCCTGTAAAGCACCAGTTTTTCTTTTTATAACTAAAATTTTCATTGTATTCCATTATAGATACTTTCATTCTATCATAGTCAACACGAATTATTACTTTTACCTCTTGTATTTCAATCGAAAATGTTTCTCTAATTCTTTTCATATTTTTTTTATATTAATTTTATACTTATCTTTGTCCTAATAAAAGAACAAAGGAAGAATACAATTATTGGCTGTACGCCCAGGTTCGTGCTTCTTTTTGAGTTCTGAACCCAGACTTACGTAGTCTAATACCATCTACTGATACTCGCATTGCGTATCCTTTTTTCAATCTAATTAGTTCCCCTCTTTTTTTGTTTTTCATTTGGTTGAAAATTATGAATTATATTTTTAAATTTGCATTTCGGGCAATGATATATATTTCCACACATCATCCATAAGAAGTAAATTATACCACCAAGGAATGTAAAAAGAAGTAATCCAAGACCAATTATCCAGGAACCTCGTTGTTCTGCTTTACCTATGTGGTTACAGTTAGGGCATTTCATTATCATATTTTTTTATTTAAAGTGTAATATACAATTAAATTACTTACAGAGAGCCAAGATACTTTATCTTCGCTCCCCAAATTTTTGTTAGAGGTTGCCCTCTGTAAATAATCTATTTCTTATTATAGTTTTTTAACCATTTTTTCCATTTGCATACAGGACAGAATACCTCTCTATATATACTATCTTCTGCTGTTTGTATATATGCTTCAGTTGAATCACATCTTTTACATTTCATATAATTATCTTAATTGTCTTTCTATTTTTTCATTATCATCTTCTGCTGGCTTCATTCTTAGACTTACACTCTCACCATATGTTTCAAAATGGTAATTCTTATCAATAGTCACAAAACCTGCACTTGTTGCTCCTCCAAATTTACGTGCCATTTCCGTGTGAGTAATTAAATTAGAAAACATTATTACTCCATCGTCTTTCGTCATTGTGTATTTTAGTTTCATATATAAATTAGTTATTTATTGTTCGGACTAGCTGTTACACTAGTCATAGTAATATTTCGGACATCTGACCATTGATGCTATACTGAATCATTACTTAGTTTATATATTAATTAATAATATGTTTTTAGAGGGATATATGAGCGGTATATGTAGTGTCTCTATCCCTCTAATATTTTTAAAACCATAACCGGAAATATCTCCTGAATGCATTTTCCCCAATGCCTCCAGATAGATACCAGTTAACGGTTGGTATGTCTTTAATCTTATTTTGTTTCCATGATATATTAAATTTCATACTGTTCAAGTTTTACTTTATCCGCGATTGCCTCTATTGCGTTCAATTTATTATTTACTTTTTCATGTTGGTCGTCAGAGCCTAAAAAAATTAAATCACCTTCATCGTCTCTACTTACAGTCATTCCAAATTCTTCAGCTGTTTCAATTATTTCTTTTTCTGTTAAATTTTCCCACATACACTTAGAGTTTTAATCTCATTATTTATAAATGTAACTGAAACCATTTTTGCAGTTAGAATTCTAATCTTTTTGATATTGTTTCGTTGAATACATAGACGGTCTGCTATTCTTTTTTCTGTTGTTGTTAATGTCATGTTTAATTGTTTATAAAATCCTCTAATTGGCGTTCTGCTTCATCTTCTTGTAATCCTATTTCCATCATTGCTTCCATTGCCATTTCCTCAAATAAAGAATCCATATTATTTTTTTAATTACTTATATTTATATTATATATTACTTTTTAAAAAATGTCAAGGTGGATAACTTTTCTTTTCTTTTTTTACATTTTGTACATATATTAGGAACTGTATTATTTTTAGTTCGCAGGATATCAGGTGCCCAGTCATGTTTGCAAAATATTTGTTTAATTTTTTTTAACATATTTTATCTCATTTAAAATGTATTCAGCTAATTGCACTTGATAATAAAATTATTTAAGTATATTACCATTGTCAAAATCTAAACTATCCACTACTTGCCAACTAAAATCCACCCATGCTTGTCGTCTTATCTTTACACCATGTATTTCTTTTGTGGTATTCCAGAAATATTTCAACTCTCTTAATATGCTTGTTTTACTTATTTTTTTCATATATTTAGAAAGAACTTGGAGGTAATATTCAGTCTTGACCATTTACTACCTCCCCATTCTTAACGTTTATTTTTTTATTCAATTATGCTTACTATTAAATTTTGTACTCCGAAATTCAATGCACGTTGCTTTTCATTTTTTGTCATTGCTATGTCTACCCTATTCTGATATCGTTTATTCATTCGATCTACTACTAGACATTGAAATGACCAATCACTGTTTGGCGCCTCAATTAGTAATTCTGTTCCAAATTCTACGAAATTAGCGGCACACCTATTAAATCCTTGCTCAAGTGCTACACAAATATTTTCATTGTTTGCTGATATACAAGGCGTATCATCTGTCTGATTCGGGTCACCTGCATTATATGCTGATACTTCTCTAATATCCTGTGATATGATAATATGCTGTTCTGGTTGCTCTTGTACTGTTGTTTCTACCTCCTGTGCGTACACTGGGTTAATTATTTGCTGTGTATGTGATATTTGTTGCTTCATGTTATTATAATCTGTTAGATGCTCATGTATAGCTTGTAATGGAGATATCCAAGACACTATTACAAATACCATTATTAATTGAAATTTAACAAACCATTTAGACATTGCCTTTTCTCTGTTTGTTAGTGGTAAGTAATTACTTGATTTTTGCATGATACTTCCAATAAATACTCTTCGTGTTTTGTTTGCTAGTTTTTGTTTAATGTTTTTCATTTTTTTTGTTTTTATTTTTAAATGTAAATTATATTTTTATTTTGTTGTTATTATATGTAATGCATTTAGCCCATATACAGAATAATAATGTCTAGCCTCTTCTTCTGTTGCGTCTGTGTTGTCCATGATTGTTTTTATTGCTTCTGCCTTCGTCATATAATTATTATTTAGATTTTTTAACTAGCATATATTTTGGAGATAGTTTTTGAATTAATAATTGTAATATACGTTTACTAACAACTGATTCTAATCTGCTAGTTAATTCTTGATAGTCTTGTAACTCGTCTGGATCAATTCTGTTTCCTGCTTGTGAAGTTAAACAGTCTATTGATTCTTCAATATGTCTTACTAGATATTGTATATCATTATGATCAGGAGTAATAATTTCAGCGACTTCTTTTTTGTCTTTAAGTTTTTGTTCTTTGTTTACCATATAATTATTATTTACTTTCATTTAGACTATTTATTAATAATGTTTAACTCCTGTTATTTCTTGACATTCTTCAACTGAATATCCTTTCTTTCTTAATTTTTGTAACTCTTTTGCATGTGCATTTTTATTTAATCCAAGTTGTAAGTTTCCATTTAAATCAATGTATTCTGTTCTTTTTAAATTTGTCATATGTTTTCTTTTCTTATTTACTTATATATATATTATATAGTATATATAAGAAAATGTCAAGCGTTTTTAGTGTCAATAAAACCTTGATTTTAAAGGATTATATTATATATGTGAAAGTTATCCCCCTTTTTAAGTATATTTTTTAAAAGTTATCCCCAGTTTTCACATGTTATACACTTGATAGTTTTAATAATTTAATATATAATATATCACAAATCAAATTTAAATCGCTTAGAATCGCTTGTATTTAGTATAAAATAAAAAAAACCACCTATTTCTAGGTGGAAAAGTAAGTTTTTTCAATGACTTTGTACTATTTTTTTTTCGTTTTTTTGCTACCAAGCATAAGACTTCCAAATGGAACTCCTTTAACTCCATAATAATAGCCAATAACTAACGTTGCAAGTGATTGTAGTAATCTAGATCCTACTTGAGTTACCTCAGGTATGAATAGACTAACTATAGCACCTCCTACGATTAGAATAGCTAAGATTGATTGTGTTAATTCTTTTGTCATATTATTGTATTAATACGAGTGGTCTGCCTAGTGGATACGTATCCATTTCAATGACGGATATTGTTTCTACTTGGGACCAATCGGTTTTTAAATTATTGTCATTTGAATATTTTGCTAAACCTAAAATAGGTGCAACCATATTAAAATGTTGTTCGTCATAAAATGCACGCCTAATGCCTTTCATGTCTATTAGATACACGGTTGAACTACCGTTTGTTTTAACTAATTTCATTTTTTTTACTTTTAAAATATATAAATATCCACTTGGATAATAATTTTCTTCATCTAATGTTACACTCTTAATATATGGTTCATAACTATCAAATATTTGTTTAGTTAATGATTGTATTCGTGTCACTGCATGGTTATATCCTCTATCTTTTGGTTTATAGAATAACCCAGTGTCATTCTTATACCATGCACATACATATACTTGAATAGGTCCATATTTCAAAGCATCCTTCATATCTTTTCGGTATATTGCTTCGTATCCAATACTGAATCGTTCTTTGAATTCTTTTCCTAGTTTTAGTAATTCTTCTGGTATTTCTTTATAATAATCTTCCCATACAAAAACTGGTGTTCGTTGTCTGCTCGGATAACTCCATTTACTTTCAGGAATTAAACCATAATTAACTATTGTTTTAGCAACCTTTCTTCCTGTGTTTCCTTGTTTTGTTGTGTTTGATAATTTAGCGATAAATCTATCAGAAAAATTAAGTTCCCCATCTTGAAAATATCCATTATCTTCTAACCATTTAATATCTTCTTTTGAAATATTTCCATGCTTTAAATGATATTTAAATATTATCTCAATCACATTAATTGCTGAAAAACTTACACATGCCATAGTATCAAAATATATTCCAATTTGCATTTCAGTAATTGGTATATATTCAATATAATTTCCATTTGACGATAGAATTGTTTTTACTAGTTTAGTGTTGCCTCCAAAAATATAATCATCTTCTTTAGCATGTTCTATAATTAATCCAGAGTTTTTCATATGTGTTCTAGTTAATTGTAAGTGTCCAATCTACTGTTAGTGATTCTGTGTTTGATTTAACAATTCCAGTTGGCACATTTAATAATACCCTACTTAATAATATTCCGCTATCTACACTTGCAGTTCCATTTGAATATATTGCCGCTTCTTTAAATGTTCCGTCTGTTTCAGTTGCTGAGAAAAATCCAGTGACGTATCCAATTATTCCTGAATTAGTTCTACTTGCCACTTGGTTTCGATATGTTTCTGCTACGAGGGACGTGTCACCATTTGCTGGTGCAGTGTCACCTGTTCCAAGTGCTATATAATTAACTAGAGGGTCATCTGTTGGAGTTACATTTGTTAGATTATTTGCAATCATTGTTCGTCCAACTGTTGGAATTATATTTTTAAATTCATATACTCGTTTTATTTTATTTGTTTTTGCATCTCTAATTGTGAAAGTATATGTTCCAGTTAAAGACGCATTTTCGTATTTTTTCATATTAATTTATAGTTATATCTAGTTCATGTACTTTACCGACATTTCCATCTTGCCCATCTGTTGCATTTACAGTTCCGCCAGTTGCGCCTTTTAGTCCTTTTGTTCCTGCAACTATGCTCGTGGTAATCGTGGTTTTTTCAATATACATTACAATGATTACCCCTCCATTTCCACCTGCTCCTCCTCCGCCTACTCCACCTGTTGTTGCTGTTCCACCGTTTCCTCCATCTCCCCCAATTGCTTCAATTTCTATTTCAGTTATTATTTTCGCGGATACAAATACACATCCCCCTGACGCTCCCGCTCCTCCACCACCTCCACCATTTTCTCCATTTGAACTTCCACCAGATGCTCCAGATGCTCCAGATGGAGAAACCTGATATCTAATAAGGCCACTGCTATTAAATTCAAATAGATTTACTGCTTCAGTGTATGTTTTTACATTTCCTTTGAATTCTGTTTTTGATGCTCCTGCTCCTCCGCTTGCACTACTTCCTGCCCCACTTACTGGATCTCCACTATCTCCTCCATCATTTGAATTTTGTAATCCTAACGCAACTTGAACAGTTCCATCATTTCCAGCATTTCCTACTTGATTATATGCAGTAACTCTTGATGCTCCTGCTTCACCTGGCAATGGAATAGGTAATGTTCCAGTACTATATGGCGTTGCCCCAGCTGAACCTCCACCACCACTTACTAGCCCATTTGCAACTGTCCCATTTCCTCCATCTCCACCATTTGATGATATTTTTCCAGTTCCTGTTCTAGTTAATGTATCTCGGACATATATACGAAACCCTCCTGGGTTTAGTGTTATACCTGTATTTATTGTTAAATTTTCATAATACATATCCCGAGTGAGAGTTGTATTTGAAGAAATAACTACATCACCATCTGATCCATCTCCGAATAGATGCACTAAAGTTATTTTAAAATTTTCATTTAGCTCAGATGCAAGTATTTTGCTTCCAGCGGTTAATGTGTTTAAACTCATATTTTTTTATTATTCATAATAAGTTGAATCATACGTTCCTTCTCTTTCATTTGCATTTGGTGTTGCTGGGCCATATACCCAATCAACATCATAGTCTAATGCCTGTGCAGTAAACCCCTCCGCAATCGTTGATGATTCTATTTGTAAATTGTGTTCTGTTTCAGATGTCACTGTTTCTTCAACACTTGCTGATTCTTGGAAGTCTGCAATTAAATCAATTACTTCATTTTCATCTATTTCAATTTTTTTATTTTCTGCGGTCAATGTTCGTTGTAAATATTCAATAATTCCGAATGTTTTAGTTGTTACTAATTGAACATTGTATATAAATTTATCTGATGTCCACATTTTAGTTGTTACCCTATTTATTAAAAAAGATTCATCTATTCCATGTGCATCTGAAGTTATTGTTATTCTCTGTCCCGCTTTAAGACCATCATTGTATGTACTAAAACTTCCTTCATTTAATGTATTTTTATAAGAACCTAATTCTGATTCTGCTCGTTCTCTTGCCCCAGATCTTGTTTTAATTGTCTTATCAATTATTAAGTATTCATACTGCCCACTTCCTCCTTCAGCTGTTGCCATTGCATTAATTGCTGAATTATTTGCTACCTTAACCCTAACAGGGAAAAATGGATTTCCTACTAGTTTCAATGTTGCCCCAGCGCTTGGTTTATCTGTTTCTTTAAATTTGAAAAGTTCTTGTTGAAAATTCCATAATACATCATGGTCATCTGGTAAATTTAAACCATCTACCCCAATATCCAACGGGTTTCCTGTTAATGTTGCGGTTAACCCACTTGAAAATCTATATCCAATATTAAAAATTATTTGCGTTCCATCTGCCTCCCTACTTGATGTTAGCGTTTCACCAATAGCCTCTCCGCCTCTTACATATACTATATTTCTTACCTGACTATTATCCCTTCGTATCTGTAAACTATTTGTATTGTAACTTCCATCAGTGTCGATTATATTGAATGGTGCTGGGGTTGATGTTTTTGAATTGAAATTTACATCCCTGTCGTAATCAATAAACCAATCATACCCAATTAAGTCTGCTAAATTCTCAAAGACTTTAGAAACTGGTAAATAATTTGCCGAATAATAATCTATTGTTACCGGCGCATTTACATTGTTAATTGTGATATTATCTCCAATAAGATATTCAGAAAATATATCTGAAATTATTTCATCTACTGTTTTATTTTCCCAAGTATCAGTCACTAACCTTCTATCAAGTAATCTAGTGTAATCATTACACTCTAAATCGTAATTTAAAATACCATAGGAATCTAATTTTTGTGAAAACCTAGTTATTATTCCACCAAATATTTTAGTTCCATTTCTAGTTATTATTACCTCATTTCCTATTGTTGGTGTATAATTTAATATACTTCCGCCTGCTGTGACTTTTGAGATTGTGAAATTACATCTATCAACTTGACGAGTTAATATATTTTCAATAGATAAACTATTTTCTTTTACAAAGCTAGTTTTATTTTCTCCTTTAATTGTAATTATTATCGCCATGTTATATTCTTAAATTTGCCTGGGTTGTTTGAATTAATAAATCTCCTATTTTTTCGGCAGCTTGTTCATCAAGTAAATTATTTCCTTGAATATATATATTTGTTGACGCTCCTAGTTGATTTGTTGGTGTTATAAATCCATTAGTCCCAGGAGTAAACATTTCTGGTCCTTTTTCCCCGACCATGAAACTTTTACCTGTTGTGACTGGACCACCTTCTGCACGTTCTCCTCCAAATAATCCACCAATAAATGACGTTGCTTTTTTAACAACATTTAATTCTTTAATCCAGTTAATTAATTTTTTCACACCTTCAATTGTTCTATTAATAGTGTCAAGAAATGTTATCCATCCATTAATGAAAAAATTAAGTATATCCGTAGCATATTCAATTGTTTTTGTAAGAAGTAAAACTAATGGTATCAGTACTATTTCTAATAGTTTGGCTACAGCAATCAATGCTATTAATAGTGCACCACCAAATATTTTTGCTAAGAATTTAACAAGTGGCATTAATGGTTTCAATGCGTCCCATAGCCTTTGTAATGCAGGTAATAGATTTTGCTGAAGAACCACCCAAATATTACTAAACGCATCTTTAAATATTGTAACTAACCCAGTATTTATATTTATAAATGTAAGAAGTTCAGTTATTTTTTGTTTAAAAAATTCAATAATTCCCCCTGCCGATTTAACTTTTCCAATTAATATGGTTAACCCATCCACGAAGGTTCTAACCACAGGTGCAAGTTTTTCACCAATTTCAATTAATGCCCCTGATACTGCAGACTTTAAAAGTCTAAATGAACCCGTTAAATTATCTAATTGTATATCAGCCATTTTTTGAGCTACACCACCTGAATTTTCTAACTCTGTTGTGAAGTTGCTTAATGCGTCTGGTCCAGCTGAGACTAATCCTAGAAATGATTTCATTCCAATAGTTCCAGCAACTGATGAAGCCAACTGTGCCCTTTGCTGATCTGTCATATCTTCCATTGCGACCCTTGCCCCCTCAATAACATTTCCAAGTCCTGCAAATTCACCGTTTTTATTGAATACTTCTACCCCTAAATCTTCCAATGCTTTTGCTGACCCTTTAGTGTCATTTGCTAATCTTAACATTATTCTCTGTAATCCTGTTCCAGCTAATGTTCCTTTCAATCCTGAATTTGCTAATAGACCAACTGCACCTGATATTTCTTCAACTGATACTTTCAATTGGGATGCAAGAGGAGCTGCAAATTTCATTGCTTCCCCCATTTCTGTGATATCTGTATTTGAGCTAGTTACCGTCTTAGCCATAACATCTACAAACTTTTCAGTGTCTTTTGCTTCTGCCCCCATTCCTTGAATAATATTGGAAACAATATCTGATGCTGTTGCTAAGTCAACCGCACCGGCAGCCGCTAAATTTAAGGTTGATGGCAATGCCGTCATTATTTGAGCTGTATTGAAACCCGCCATTCCTAAAAATTTCATTCCCTCCGCAGCTTCCTTTGCAGTAAATACGGTTGTTCTACCCATTTCTTTAGCAAGACCACTTAATGCCTCGAACTCTTCGCCAGTTGACCCAGTGATAGCCTTTACCCTAGACATCCCTTCCTCGAAATCCGCAAACTCTTTGAGTGCTTTTGCCCCTAATGCAGTTGTAAGAGCAGCGACCGCTATCGCCGCCACCCCAGCAACTTTAGCCATTTTTCCTAAAGTTGAATTTACCCCTTTAAGTTCTTTTGATGCTTTATCTTTGGCCGTTAATATTATTTGTAATGTCGATTGATTTATTGCCATTGTTTTTGTGAACGAGATTTCTCGCTCTTGTTATTATAATATAATTTTCAATATCATCTGCTTTTTCATTCCGTATTTGGCTAGGTAGCCATCCGTATTTCTCACTTAGCGTTTCATATATTATCTCTTTAGCTATTTTTTTCTTCTTTCCTCGTAGCTGATTTATTATGTCATTTATGTCTACACTTTTTTTTTATTGAGAAGATCTACTTCTTCATATAAATTATCACCATCTTCTACAGTCAATGCATTCATCCATTCTGCGCTCCATTGCATTTTTTCACCATTTATTCTAATTTCTTTTACTGTTATTTCAAGAAGTTTATATTTTGCATCTCGCATAACTGCAGGATTAAAATCAGATAATCCAGATCCATCTACTTTGGCACCTGCAACTATAATATGTTGAATTTCTTCTTTTTCTCCCCATGTTAAATAAGATACAATATCTACCTCACATTTAGATAATTTAAATGTTTTAATTTCTCTTTCCATACGTTTTTTTAATTTATTTTTTAATAATTTGTTCCTGTGTCTTCATTAATAACATAACAGTCATTAACTAAATTATCATTTCCACCTAAATCATATAGTGCGGTAAATGTAATTGTTTGATTTACAATATCATCTAATGAATAATCTACATCCCACTCATCAAAATCAACTTTACTTAAATCAATTCTAAATGATGGATTACTTGTTGCACCAATAGTTGTATCTGTATTTACTAAATCCAATCTAAGTGCTTTATAGTCTCCATTTAACATGAAATCTCTATAAGTATAATTATCAAAAGCTAATTGGATTTCTCCACTTATAACAATCATTTTATTATTGATATCAACTGGTTGAACTGAACCAACTACATTGTAAAAATCTGTATTTTTAGCAATATCAAGTGTTGCACTTAATATGGTTAATTTACTAGCGGCATCTAATCCACTTGTATCTGTTGCGACTTTAATTGCTAATTGTCGTCCTAGAAACTTATTGTTTGCTGGGAAATTTTCGGTTACAACTGATGTAGCTGAACTTTTTGATTTATATCCAACTGTATATGTAACTAATTCTTCTGGTGAAAAATTAATACTAAGACTATCGGTCATTGATAATTCAAAAATTAAATCTCCTACTGGATCTGTTGTTGACATTGATAAACTTGCATGTTCACTACTATTAAGAAGTGAATAAGTATGTTTATATGCAGTTGTTTCCTCAACTACTGAAGATGGTGATTGACCAAATACTCCAGTGAGTACAAGTCCGAAACTTATATCATCCATTTCACACTCAATTTCTCCTTCGGCCATTTTTCTAGCAACTAAAGATTGATCTCCTCCCCAGATTCCACCTGTACTTGCTTGACTTCGTGCTTTTATAGCTTTATCAAAAATGCTAAAAGACGTAGCACCTAACCAATGCGTTGGTGCAACACCTATCCCTCTTGTAGCTTCTTTACCAATTCCGATGGCAAGTCTACGTCCAATAAATTTTGGCATATATTTTTATATTTATTTGATATCTTAAATATCAATTTTAATTATTTAACAAATAGTATTTACATCTACTAGCACCCTTGCCCTAACTGCAATGTCTGCCACTCTAAATTCATCTTCTCTTCCCGCATACCCCCAAACTGATGGTGTTGCAAAAAGATTAATAAATGTATATCCAGGTGGATTTGTTATGCCTGTTAATGTATAATTACTATCTAGATTATTTAAAAGTTCATCGACAATAATTCTTAATCTTTTGTCTGCCCAATAGTCTACATCATTTCCTGCCGGCGCAACTGTTCTATTCACATATACTTTCACACTGAATGCATAAATTCTTTCATTATCTCTAGTTGATTCAAACTCACTTTCATTGCTGCTCGGTGTAATTGTTACTGACGGTGTTCCTTTAAACTGTTCTTTTTCATATATAAATGTTTCTTGTATATTATCTATAGATTTTACTATTGTTTCTAGTTGTGCTATTATTTCTTCCCACATATTATTCTTATTGTGTCATTTCTTAATTGACTAAATATTAAATTAACTTTAGGTAATGCATTAACCAATCCTCTTACCATAAACTGATTCTTCTTTGTTCCAGGATGTCTAACTAATTTCACTGGGTGTTTTGCACCTTTCCACATTAAAGCTTTTTTAGTTGTTGGCCTTATGATATGTGGTTTAGTTCCTTCATGCACAAAGATTGCATATGGTGCATTATGTGGCTGAATAATTGCATGTAATGGTTTTATATCTGGATAAATTCCTTTTTTTAATTGTCCACTTTTAACTGGGACTTCTTGTCTAACATCATTAGCTATTATCCATGCTCCTTTACCTATTGCTTTTTGTAGTCGTATTGAACTTGTAGCAGTTGCAGTTTTTATTCCTTTCTTTAATTTTTTCAATCCAACTATTTTAACTGTTTTTGTCATTTTATTTTGTTAATTCAATAACCACTTTTGTAAAACTTATATTACCATGTTGTCTTATTGATACTCCTCCTGATTTTATTGTATATATATTTCCACTATCATCTCTTAACTGGTCACCTGGTAATAATGTGACCTGTCCATCTGTATAAAAAATAAAACTTTTTCCAAAAATTCCGTCGTCTATTTGATTTTTTTGGTCTCCTAAGTTTTGTAAGTTTCCTTGAACCGAGGCGGTAACAGTAGAAAATGCCATTTTATTATCAGATACTTCACTCATTCTAAGTACTACCATTTCTTCAGTTGCCATGCTTGTTAATCTCATAGTTCTAATATTTTATATCTATCTAAAATAGACCGTACATTAGTTATTCTCATTGCTAATCTATCGAATGTTTCAAAAGATGCACTATAGTCGCCCTCATTTTCACTTATTTTAAGTCCTCCATCTCTTCCTTGTTTTATTATTTCAGTTGCTAATATTGTTGCCGCTAATTTAATATCAAATGGAACGGTTGATTGCCCAAATATTCCGGTTAGTTTTATTCTTCTATCTCCTACTGACCATACTGGAACCTGTGAATTAATAGTAAGTATTAATCTATATTTAGGACTTGTATTATATGGA